TTGATGATAAGAAAAGGGAAAAAATATTCAAACAAACATTTGGATATTTTGATAAGTCAACTTATGAAATGATGACATCACGATTTGGTAAATTGTTTGAATTCGTACAACAGCCAGAAATAAAAAAAATTATAAAAGAAGTTAGTGCTTTTGGTAATGGTGTTACTGCAAGTGAATTATCAGACGAAGGTATGTATGATTTCTTTGGTTCATTAGATGACTACTTTAGAATCACACCACAACACGCAGAAATATTAGGTTGGGAAGTTATAGGATTTCCAATTAGAGATTCAATGGATATGGCATTTACTATTGAAGCAGATGAATATGAACAAGATAGAGCAAAAACAGTAACATACGGCAAAACAATTAATCAAAATAGAAAAAATACTGATTCAGTAGACAATCCATTCCCTAAGTATAAGGAACGAATGATAAAGAATTTATCTAATCTGAATTGGGAAATCGTTAAGTTCTTTGGTGAAAAGTCAGTAGATATGAAAGACTCAACAACTATTACTAAACAGGATGTTAAAAAGGGTATTACACACATTAAGAAGATTCAAGAGGAGTTTGCACAAGAAGTTCAGTTATTAATAGAAGGTGGAGCATACGGACATATGAATCATCCATTTGATGATAATAATTTGATGTTTTCAGATTTGAAGAACATAGTTATTATCGGGTTAAATGGAAACCTTAATCGTGAAGATAAGGTATCTGAAAAACTCGATGGACAAAACCTAATGATAAGTTGGGTTGACGGACAACTAAAGGCCGCACGAAACAAAGGGCATTTGAAAAATGGTGGTAAATCAGCATTAAGTGCTAAAGGAATGGCAAGCAAATTCGCTGGACGAGGAAATATTAAAACAGCTTTCGTTGGAGCGATGAATGATTTAGAGAAAGCAATAGGTTCACTATCCAAAGCACAGCAAGAAAAGGTGTTCGGTAATGGAACTAAATGGATGAATTTAGAGGTTATATATCCACAAACAAGCAATATAATAGACTATGATGTTGCAGAAATTATATTTCACGGAACATTAGAGTATGATGAAAGTGGTAGAACAATTGGTCAAGGAAAAGATAGTGCAAGAATGTTACAAGGTATGATACTACAAGTAAACCAAAATATACAAAAGAAATTTAATATAGGTAAACCTAATTTTTTAAAAGTTCCAAAAGTTCAGAACTTCGGTAAGTTAAAAAGTAGATTTATCGGCAAGTTAAATAAATTACAATCTCGATATGGACTAAAAGATTCAGATAGATTAGGTATGTATCACGAATCATTTTGGAAAGAGTATGTATTCAATGCAGGCAAACAATTTAAAGTAAATATCAAACCAGACCAATTTGTTAAGTTGGTTAATCGTTGGGCATACTACGATAAGTCTTATAAGATACCACAAATAAGAAGAGACTTTAAATCAAAACCAAAATTTTTAAATTGGGTATTAGATACAGACAAAAAAAATCATATGAAGATTGCAAAAGATAATATAAAACCATTTGAAATATTATTTTTTCAAGTAGGAGTAGAAATATTAAAAAACATACAAGGGTTCTTAGCAGTATCACCTGACAAAGCAACACAAAAAATTAGACAAGATGTTATCAGTGCGATGAATGATTTAAGAAAACCTGATAATATAGAAAAATTAAGAAAGTTAAAATTACAAATAGAAAAATTAGAAGCTATCGGTGGATTAAATGCAATTGTCCCGAGTGAAGGATTGGTTTTCAAATACAAAGGAAACCTATACAAATTCACAGGAGCATTTGCGCCAATTAATCAAATATTAGGTAGTCTAAAATTTTAAGGAGTTACAATGGCAAATAAATCAAAAGAAGCAGAAAGACAGAATAAGGCACTACAAAGTATTCTTGAGGGTAAACCAGTAGAAAAAGATTATGTTCAAGTAGGATACGAGGGTAAAGCACCAGAAAATAAAGGTGGTGAGACAAGAAAATCAGAACATAGTGATATTATGGCATCGGTTAGAATGCCTTGGTTTTGTCCTAAATGTGATAAAGCAATGAAGAAACAACTTGATGATAAGTTTTGGAGAATGATGGGACATTGTTTTGATTGTCAAATAAAATATGAAAATGATTTAAAAATTAAAGGTGAGTTTAGAGAATATGCTTACCAAAAAATGTTAGAGAACCAAAAATCATACCTGAAAGACTTAGAACAAAGTATAGATGACTTTGAGAAAACAGGTGGTAAAAAAGTTTGGATGAATCAAGTTGGAGTAAATACACCAGAAATGGAAAAGGAAACTTGGGAAATGGGTAAAGAAAAATTTGAGGAAAATGTCCAAGAGGCAAGAGATTTCATACGAGAAAAGAAACGACTCGTGGAAGACGCAGAAAAACAACTACAAGGAACGCAATAATGAAATTCATACAGATGATAATTAACCTATTCTTTGGTGGCAATCAAAAGAAAGAAGTCAAAGAACTTGATAAAGCAATCAAAGTTAAAGACAACGAAGTTAAAGAACTTGAAAAAGAAGTAAAAGTTCTTGAATCAAAGAAGAGAGTTAACAAAAAAGAAGTGGCAAAACTTAAAAGAAAAGTAACTACTACTAAAAAACAACTTGAAAAAGCATCAGAAGCAGTAAAAGAAGATAATGCAGATGACGCAGTAAAGTTTTTAAAGAAATTTAGTAAGTAGTATATATTTATATATATGAGATATATTACATACATACTATTCGTAGGACTTTTGTTCGCACAAGATATCCAAGAACCTAAGACTTATTCTTTCACGGAAGACCAAGTGTTAGGATTTACCAATGCAATTAAAGAATTAGAACTAAAAGATAGCTTAAATGTATCGTTAGTTTCTGATTATGAAGCTATGGTAAAGAGATTGGAAGCAACTGCCGCAATAGATTCTATGTTGATAGCAAACAAAACAACACAAATAGATTTACTAAAAGACACTAATAAACTACTTGAACAAAAAGTAAAACTTGTCAGACCTAAATGGTATGAAAACAAATGGTTATACTTTACATTTGGTGTAGCATTAACTGCTACTTCAGTTAAATTAGCAGGTCAGATAGTAGACTAATGGCACAACCGATAAAAGAAGTAATCAAACAAGAATATGTAAAGTGTGCACAAGATGCTTCATATTTTATGAGAAAGTATTGTATGATACAACACCCGATTCGAGGTAAGATTCCTTTTGAATTGTATGATTTCCAAGATAAGGTAGTCAATGAATTTCAAGAACATCGTATGAATGTTATTTTGAAGGCTCGTCAGTTGGGTATTTCTACATTGACGGCCGGATATAGTTTATGGTTGATGACTTTTCACCAAGACAAAAATGTTTTGGTTATTGCAACTAAACAAGAAGTAGCAAAAAACTTGGTAACAAAAGTTCGTGTTATGCACGCAAATCTACCGAGTTGGTTGAAACAAAAATGTGTTGAGGATAACAAATTAAATCTGAGATATCGTAATGGTTCACAGATTAAAGCAGTATCATCAGGTCCAGAAGCAGCTCGTTCTGAGGCACTATCATTATTGATATTAGACGAGGCAGCGTTTATCGATAGGATTGACTCAATTTGGACAGCAGCACAATCTACCTTAACAACTGGTGGACAATGTGTAGCATTATCAACACCAAATGGTGTGGGTAATTGGTTCCACAAAACTTGGGTAGATGCTGAAGAAGGTCGTGGTATGTTTAATCCGATTAAATTACATTGGACGGTTCATCCAGACAGAGAGCAAGAATGGAGAGATGAGCAAGATGTTTTACTTGGACCAGGAAGTGCAGCACAAGAGTGTGATTGTGACTTCTTAACATCCGGAACGGGTGTAATTGACCCAACTATATTGGAAAGACTCAGGAAAGGTGGTTGTAAAGACCCGATAGAAAGACGTGGTATCGATTCAAATACTTGGATATGGGAACCAGCAAACTATACAAAGAGTTATATTGTATGTGCTGATGTAGGTAGAGGTGATAGTGCAGACTATTCTGCTTTCCACGTAATTGATATTGAGAACTTAGAACAAGTAGCAGAGTATAAAGGTAAAATAAATACCAAAGATTTTGGAAATATGTTGGTAAGTATAGCAACAGAATATAATGATGCGATACTTATTATAGAGAATAATAATATTGGTTGGGCAACAATCCAACAAGTAATAGATAGGGATTATCCTAATCTATTTTAT